GGGTCTTCTCCGCGGAGGAGCCTGTTGAGTTCCTGCTGGCCTTGGAGCGTGGATGCGTCGGAGGCTTGCAGGGCGGCACGAGATGGGCCTTGCAGGAGGGCGTTGGCGACCTCGTCGGAGAAGCCAGCGATGAGCGGAGCCTCTTGGCGAATGCGGTCTCCGAGGAATCTGTTGATTGCTTCGTCTCTTGCCCTCACGTCCACCAAGCCCGTTGTCTCTGCCGCTATTTCGCCGAACCGAGCGATGATGTCATTGATGCCCTGTCGAGTCTCCTCGGCGGCACGCTCGCCGGGAGTCATCGCCAACTGGCGGCCACGTTCCGGGTCGCCGAGCAGACGCCGAGCCTCCCTCGCCTCGAAGCCGTTCATCGTCTCGTCGAGGGCCGTCACTTCCGCCTCCAACGAACGGATAGCGTTGTTGAGGTCTTGCTCGGTACGGATGAGAACCGGGTCGGCTGGCGCAGCCCGCAACTGCTGCTGGACGGTTTCCCGCTGGAACTGGAGGTCGCGGAGCCTTGCTTGCTGGAATCCTGCGGCGGACCCGATCCGATCGATGGCGTCCTGCGTCCTGCCGATGACTGCTTCTATCTGCCTCGACGGGTTGAGCGTTCGCTCGCGCCGCAGGCGGTCTGACTCGGCCTCGACGGCACTGCGTTGTGCGCGGGTTCTGTCGATTGCCTCCTGCTGTGTGGCGAGTATCGCGTCGCGTCGCTCGGCTGCACCCGGTGCGGTCGGGTTGGCGTTGAACTCGTTGATAGCGGCTTCAATGGCTTTGTTCGCGTTGTCAATTTGTGAAGACAGTGTGTCGATAATCACTCCGAGCGATCTAGCGCCGGGGACGCCTGCTTCAATCGCTTGCGTCACCTCGTTCTGCGCTGCCTCAAACCCGCGTGTGGCTGAATTGACTGACTCGACGTACTGCTTCAGTGCGTCGTCAAACGCCGAGTCGCTGAATCGCGCTCGTAACTCTTGAAGTCTGGCCCTCTCTTCTCTGGCGGCCAGAATGTTTCTGTTGTCTCCGCCGAATGTTGAGACTAATCCAATGTCTTGGCTCGCGAGAGGGTTTATTTCCCGAATGCGTGCGTCAATCGCAGCGCGAATAGCAAGCGTGTTATTTGGGTCGATGAGTCCGGCAGCCCTCGCCGAGTCCGCCCCGATCCTCGGCGCAGTGTTCCCACTGTTGACGATCTGGTTGACGCCGAGCGACGCGATAGTTCCGATCGTGTCGAGGAAGACGCCCTGCAAAAGCGCGGCCGTCGACTGAAACCCGCGGAAGCCGATGGAGTTCGCCACTTCTGTGCGCGTCGGTGCCGGCCGATTCGGCAGTTCCTGCCGCAGGCGCCGACGCTCGTCCTGAAGTCCGCCGATCTGGTCGCGGAGCGCGGCGGCCTGCCCGGCGTCGGTCACGTCTCTGAGGCGACGATTCAGGCTATTGATCTGGCCGTCAATTTCGCGTCCGCGAGGGTTTGCGGACACAAGCCGCTCCTCACGGGCGTCTCGCTGCACCTTGATCAGCGACTCAAGGTCGCGGGTGAGTTGCCTCGCCTCCTTTGCCGCCGACGAAAACCCGCGGGTCGTGATCGAGTCGGCGAGGTTTGAAAACGACTGCGCCAATTGCTCGACAAGATTCCTCTGACGCTCAAGAGCGTCGTTTAGCGCCTTGGTCTGGTCTTCTGCTGCCTGACCGCTGTTGATGAACCTGACTATCCCGGCGATTGCCTGAGCGCCAACGGAAACTCCGAGGGCCACAAAAAGCCCGGTCGTGCCACCAACGAGAAAGCCGAGTTGCGTGAGGTTGTTTCCGATCGCGCGAATCCTCTGCTCAAACCCTCCTGTGACGCTAAAAAAGTCATCGACGGCGAACGCGGCCTGCTGGAGACCAAGACTAAACCTGTCGACTCCGCCTCTGGCAATGTCGCCGGACCTGTTGAGGTCGCTGAGTATTCTTCCCTGAGAGCCACCACCGGCGGCCGACAGGGTTGCCGCCAACTCTCGCCTTAGTGCGGCCAGTTCGGCGCGACCGCTTTCGGTATCGATTGTCCCGGCGTCGAACAGTCTCTGGGCAACCTGTCTGAAATTCTCCAAAGCCTGCAAAGTTGGCCCGCGGGCCTCGGCCGCGAGGCGGGAAAGCCTTTGCTGCACAAACTCGATCTGCCCCCCAGCCGCACGCAGAGACTGCTGATCCACTCCGAGGCCGAGTCCCGCGATTCCTTCTCCGCCGAACTGGCCGAGAAATTGCTGGCCGAGGCTCGCGCGTGTGTTGAGCGCGGCTGTAACGGCGGCGATCTGCCGCTGGAGTTCGCGTGCCTGCTCGGCCGTGAACGCCACACCTTGTCGTGCCAGAAGCCGGAAGCGATTCGTCAGGTTATCGACGCCGGGGCCGAGCAGAGACCCGATATCGGGCAGTTCTTGAAGACGACGACGAACGACATTGATCTCACCGCCGAGGTTTGCGACGATGTTGTTGCGGAAGCGGTTTGGATTGAGGTTCGTTCGATCTGGCGGCGGCGGTTCGATGACTGGTGGGAGGAACGTAGACGCGGCCTCCACGCGACGGCGGCGGTCGGCGATGGCCTCCTCCGCTGCGGCCCGTTGCTCTCGCTCTGCTGCGATGTCTCTGATTCGCTGTTGAATCGTGCGGCCAGTCGGGTCTCTGTCAGACCTGAGCGGAGTAGACGCACCGATGTTTGCTGCGATCTCGCGTTCTCTGTTCTGCGAGTCGATGCCTGCCTGAATCTCCTCGCGGGCACGAATAGCGTTGCGCCTCACTAGGTTAAGGCTGCTTAAGGCGTCGGTCACGTCCAAGCCAAGTTCAGTCTGCTGCTGCACCCGCAACTGATATTGAGTGACCAGTTCTTCGGCATAGTTGAGTTGTGAGAGCAGGCCAGAGAAGCGTGACGGGTCGGGCGCATTCGCCGCCGCCTGTCGCAGCGCTGCGGACGAACGCAACTCCCTCGCAACGTCTGGATTCGTGAAGATCAGTTCGTTGCCGCGTGGACCGGCTGCCGTGAGCGCCTGCAACTCGGAGGCCAGCCGCAACTGACGCTCGAGTTGAGCATTGACATCTCCCAGCCTCTGCACCTGACCGTCCAAGGCACGCTGCGCCTGCGCGATCGCGGCGTAGTCCTCGCTTCTTGTGTTGCGGATGTTCTCCAGAATCGCGAGCAGCCTCGCGGCCTCTTCCGCCTGACGTTGCTGGAGCGCGACGATTCTTGCGATCTCGTTGCCGTAACTGTTTCGTGCGCTCGCCGGCAGCGAACCAGCCTGACCCTGAATCGCCGCGGCCCGCTGGAGTTCTGCTTGCAGGCCAGCCTGCTGAAACCGCAACTCTTGACCGCTTGCGAGACCTGAGACTGCGGACCCGGCCTCGGAGAGGCGGCGGATCGAAATCACCGTCTCGTCGACGACTCGCTTGTATCGTTCGTAATCTTGAGCGTTCTTGATCGCGCCGCGTGTGATATTGTTCTGGGCAGTCGTCGCCGCGTTTTGAGCGCGCACCAACGAGCCGACGAACTCGTTCTGGATCGTTGCCGACAGGCCCGAGAACGCCTTGGCGCTTGATCCGAGCGGCCTTGCGATGTCCTCGGCGGCACCGACGAGAGCGCGAATCCTTGCCTCCGCGCCGCCGGTGTCGATGTTCAGGCGGTCTCGCGACCTCGCCTGAATCGCACGCTCCAGTCGCTGGATCGGAGTGAAAATCTGGTCGAAGGACCGGGCGGCTGCCGAGTTGGCCGAAGAGAGCGTCGAACTGATCCGCTTGGCGAAGCGCTCGACGTCTTTGGCGCTGTTGTCCAGCCCGCGGCTGAACTGCGCCATGTTGATCGTGCCGACAGCGGCGATCTTGCCGATGTAGTTCGCCATCTCACGATCCCTGCGGCGGGCCGAACAACTTGGACAACTCCGCGATCATCTGCTCGTTGGACTGCGGCTTCTTCCGTGATGCCGGGATGAACACGTCCTCGTCTGGGATGCGCTTGTAGTTCCCGCTCGCGGCCATGATCGTCCGGCAGATGCGTGCCGTCTGAAGCCACGGATTCGGGAGCGGGTATATCTGGTCAAACGCGGCCCACTCGGAGAGTTCCTCGCTGTCGACGGTGTTCAGGAGTTCCTTGACGCTGCGGCCGAGCGCCAGAGCCAGCCTCAAGTAGAAGAGGCGTTCTGGGCGCTCGGCGAATCGTTTCCCAGCGCCTCCACGGCGGCCGGCGTGAAGGCGTTGAACTCCCACGCGACGTCGAACAGGCGGTTGATCACCGCGCTCGACTTCTTGTTGAGAGCCTCCACCTCGTCGTTCGTGAAGAGGCGGTCGCCGTCTGAGTTGCAGATCGTCAGCACGAGGAACCTCGTGCGGAACGACTCCATCTTCTTGTCGGCGAACGCCTGCTCGAACACGTCGCGATCGGCGCCGCTGATGACGCGGACGCAGACGCTGCCACCCCACTCGGCGACCTCGACCTCCTTGGTCTTGATGTCCTTCGCTTCGAGGATCGCCTTCTTCGACAGGATCACGGATAACCTCCTACACCGTGGAATCGGTCATACGAAACTTCAACTGGCCGCGAACCACGTCGGCCGTCTGTGCTGTCACGCTCGCGCTCTCGAGGATCGCCCGCCGGCTGACCGAGTAGGCGGAACTGGTGAACGCGAGGATGCCGTTGGTTCCGATCAGCGTCTGCGGGTCGGTGCCGCCGGCGTAGAGGAAGTCCACCGTCACCGAGCCGCCCGTGATCGCTCCTGTCGCGACCTGCACCGTGTACCCCGTCGCGTCGCCGACGCCGGTCATGTCCACGATCTCGGCGACCGGCGTCTCCACCTGCACGCTGGTCACCGTCGCGGCGATGCCGTTGAAGGTGAAGGTCGCGTTGTAGGGCACGCCGATCGGCACGGTCAGACCTGCACGCGGAAGGAGGCGCTCCCTCGCACCAAGTCACCAGCGGACGCGGTGACCTGCACCGACACGCACGTCGC